CGTTGATAGTCTCATCGGCTACAATCGGCATGATAACCGTCTCACCGATCTTGTACACCTTCGGACCGTTGCCGGGGACCGGACCGCGGAACGTTGAGTACCAGGACTTCCACGCAAGCGAGGAAGTACCGGTGCGCTCTTCGTACCGCACGTTCGTGCCGTCGACATTAACACGGGTGAAGGTATGATTGGCCGGGACATTGTCCGCGGCGATGAAACTGGCTTGAGCAGCCATAAAGCTCCTAGTTGGATTGGTTTAGTTACTTTGAAGTGAGCGCGCTAAACAATGCAATAGCATTGAGGACACGCCCTCCGGAACTGAACGGATTCTCAAAAGAGGGAAGCCGCCCAGATGGGCTGCTTGTCAGTATTCTCCTATTAAGGTACACCATCCTACCATGCCCCGTAATGTTCTTCTGCCGGACATTAATCCGATAGAGAGCACTATTTGACGTGTCAGGTAAGGCACTGACTCCATAGGTGATCTGACTTCTCGTCAACTGAGATATTGAACCGCCTCTCCAGGTTAAACCTAGATCGGCGTCCAGTGTATCCAAGTATGAACCGACCGGTAACAACCAGTCAGCGACGAAGCTAAACGGCACAAGCTCCCACGCGACTTGTAATGGGTTAGTTATACCCAACTGTGCGAGGGACCTTAGGAACGGGTTAACAATGTAATAGTCCAAACGGACCATACACCCATGAAACCCTTTGTGCTTAGCTACAAACTTACAGTTGGCCATATAGACGTCGCGCGAAAGCTGTTGCTCCGCGTAAAACGACTGTTTGGTCTTCCTGCGAGCTCTGATTGCGTAACGATTCGGATCAGCCCGATCCTTATCGTTAAGCAATTCCAACGCCCCATAAGTGTCGGCCAACATTGGCCTCAACGCATAGGAGTTGGTAAGCACAAGCTTCGACGGAGCATCTAGAACCTCACGAAGAGATTCTTTATGATGTCGTTGCTTTCTGTTCCGACCTAAAAGCTGTTTCTTGATCGCTTTCAGATCCTTGCGCCGTACAGCAGATGCCAACCGCGCCATCGAACCGATGGTATCGGCGACAAACTCAGCCGTCTCCTTACGTTCACCAAAAGCTACACCTAAGTGTGTTTTCTGATTTTTCAGGGAGCTTAGGGCCTC